TCCGGCGATATGGCGAGTGCCAGGTTTTTGCATCGCGCTAAGTATCGCCTTTTCAATAGCTTTGTATTTCATGGTTTTCATCTCCTGTACTCATCAATCCTTGCATGATGTGCCGGTTATGCTGCGTCAATTTGCAACTTCCATATCAAAGCCCAAGATCGTCCAGAATACCCTGTACCATGCGTTCATTCATGCCGATCTCGGCCGCTATTTCGTGCGATGTACGGCCAGCAAGCCAAAGCCTTTTGATTCTGCGCTCAGTCTGCGTCATAGTTTCTCCCGTTCGAAAATCACTTACAGATACATTATTGCGCTAAACGGTGAAACGCTGTCAAGCATAAAATGATGCGGACGTGAAAATAAATAGGTGCATAGGAATATCGGCACTATATATAAGGATAAAGGCCAGCGCAAGGGACCGCTGAAAGCCCGTAACGCGCTAGGACACATTAAAGACTCTTCTAAGGGAATAACCCCCTAAGGGTAGGGTAAGGCTCTCCGCCCCCGTAGGGGGTGGGAAGGATTCCCGCACGCGCATCATTATTTATTCCGCCCTCGATTGTTCGTTTATTCGACTGCCGGTATTTATTCACAGATCGTTTGCCTGATTATTCTCTGTTCGATTATCCCGCCCGCCTTTTATTCGATGTTTATTTGTACATGGCAACGGCATTTATTTATTGAGGGAGTGAAGCCTTTTTTCCTACCAGAGACATTTACCTGTCACCGGCCCCCAAACCTGGCGCATTATCGGCGTAAATAGGGTGCAGATCGGTAAATGGTCCATTTTCGGGCAGATTCCCGGTATTTGCGGGCATAGCTCGCCAGGTTGGGGGAGTATCGGCGCGGGGGTGCAATAGATTGATCGTTAATCCTACCCAATTGGTGATATTCGTCAGGAACATGTAATAATAGCCAGTATTTATGGGTTATGTTGGTAAGTTTGGACCCTTAGTTGCTTACGTCTGCTTACGTCTGCGGAGTTGTCCAAGTCGGTACCTCTATGGATGTCTACGACGCCTTTGGTTGTTCTAGGTATAGGCATATCAAAACAAAAAGCGCAGTATCTAAAAAATAAATATATAAAAATTTCTAGAGGAAAGCGCAATTTTTGAAATAATAGTTGCAATAATCTAGTTTATATGATAGTATAAATTTAAGTAATTATGGAGGTGGTAGATTATGGCGCAAAGAGATAAATTTCACAGTGAGTTCAAAAAAATACGTCCAAGCATTTTGATTAGGGACGAAAACAGATGTGCAAAGTGTGGATCGGATTTGTCTTTAGAGGTTCATCATATTGACGGGTACGATAATAATTCTTCTGAGTGTTTGGTGACGCTTTGCTATTTGTGTCACGCGGTAGCACCGATGGGGAAAGACTTATTCTCGCAGTGGCTTCTTTTAGGGAGAAGCGGCATTGAGGAAGTTCAAACCGAAATAAAAGGGAAGAAAATACCGAGGATGACAAAGGCGCAGATCGTAGAATTCTGCCGCGTTCTTTTGAAGTTCAATATTGATCTTGCCAAGGAAAGGATGAAGGCTGCGAGAGACAGGATGCGTGGGAATGGTACGTATAAAGAGGGAAGAAAGCCTTATGGTGAGAAACCAGGGGAGGCTGCGGTCTTGGAGCGGATGCTTAAAATGAGGGAAATCGGAAAACATTATTATCAAATTGCAGATGAATTAAACGCTGAAGGAATTCCATGCCGCAGGAGCGATGCGGGGAAGATATGGAGTGGTAATACCATCCAGAAAATACTGGCGCGAAAAAGCGCAGAAAAGGCTTGACAATGTTGGTATGGTATGCGAGTATGTAAATCGAAAGGGAGAGCGCAGGAAAATGAAAATGAGGCCACAGTTTAATTTGCGAATGAGGGATACGGATCAGTTTTCGGATGTAGCGTGTCTGGCGGATCAGGAGGGAATATCTTCGAATGAGTGGATATTGCGCCAGATGGAGAAGCATCCGGTGTTGTTGGGTGCGAGATTGACGGAAAAGATGGAAAAGTCTGGTGTGAACGCGGCAGGCGCAGAAGTGGCATCGGCCAAAAAAATTCCGAACAAGCGCCCGCCGTCCACGTATAAAAAGGTGTGCGCCCCCGAAAATCCGATAGAGACTGATGCGGTAGGGACGCAGGGGTGCAAGGTGACGGTGAGTAGGACAATGAGTTGCGCCCCCGAAAATTCGAAGGATAATAAATGAAACCATATTATGAGCACGCTGGAATCACCATCTCCCACGGCGATTGCCGTGAGATTCTTCCGACCCTACCCAAGTTGGACCTGCTGCTGACTGACCCCCCGTATGGGATTCTTGCCGAGAGCGGATCTGCAGCAACCCGCCGAAGTGAGCGAATAGAAAGAAATGAGCAATAAAGTTCTGTACACGATTCAATGCAAGAAGCAGGACGGCAAGCGGTGGCTGTCAGCGCGCTTTTGGCTACCGGATCAGAAGCCAACACATTCTTGGGCTGTAGCGCAGAAAGCCATGGATGAAGCGTACAGTCAATTTCCTAATGCTAAGTATCGAATCAGGGAGGCAAAGAGATGAGAGGAACTGTTTTTGAATACGACGGCATGAGGTTTAAAGCGCAGGATGATGAAATCTGTTCATTGCTTTCCGACGCCGCGATTTTAGAGAAGATTGGATCTTGCAATCTTAAAACAGCGATTCGTGTTGCGCTCGAATGTCAGAGAATTACTTTGGCTGACCTTCCTGTGCCGGTGGGGTGCGTGTAATGATTAGGGCGAGGATAGCTTTGTTCCTAATGGGGCGTAGGAATCGTCAGATATTGGACGATATGACCAGCGTGGTGTGCGGAACGAAGAAAAACTACGAACTAAAAGTTGATGGGCCATTGATCGATCTTTTGATTAGGAGATGGCTCCACAATGAGGATGTACGATGACCGACCGCCCAATGTCGAAACGAATGCAGGACGTTCTAGCAACCATAGCAGACGCCAAGAGCGGAGAAATAAGAGGATGGTCCATTGCAACATGGCTGCTACAGCGTCAGCATCCTGAAGGCATAAGGGAATCGCTGAGGGCGCTTGTCAACAGGGGGTTGATCGCGATGCGCCCGATGGACGATACGAGAGACGAATGGCAAAAGGCATTTCCTGACCGCCTCAAGGCGATGTACTCGATTGCCAAACAGGACGGTCCTGAAGTTCAAGTAGGATAAAAATGAGCAGTGAAAGGGGAATGATGATGAGCGGATTGAAAAGATTATTTCGGAGAACAGATTGGAAACACTTCTTTGACAAAAACGGTGTTGGGGAAATTGTATGGCTAAAAGAAAGAGGATGGTTAGAACATCCAAACTGTTTTAGCACTAGCGTTTTCTATGTTAGTGGAAAAATTAAAGGTGGATTTCGAGGAGAAGGGTTTTTCACTGTACGGTCTGTGGATTACGAAGACAATCAAGATGCAAGAAATTTTTTATCCGAGGAGGCTGTTTCACGCCTTAAATCCTATGCGCTTCCTAATTGTCGATGCCGAATGGGACTCCATTGGAAGTGCGGAATTCACCACAACTGGATAGGATAAAGCGATTCGGATGAGGAAGGAGGATGCGCGATGAAAACAAGGAATTGTGATTGGTGCGAAGCTGATTTGGGACCGGGTGGGGAGCACGACACGCGGGAGCCTGAAGCGTGCTCAGAACGGGAGTGTCAGCGAGAAGTAAGGAACCTTTACCGCGAGATGCAAGAGGAACGTGAAGATCGGGCGCGGGAAGACAATTACGAACGGTACTAGGGGTGAGGAATGGGAGCGGGGAGAACAATAAAGATCAAGTGCGCGTGGTGCTGCAAGAGCTTTCCTAAAGCTGTTGGAGCATATAATCGCGCCATGAAAATAAAATCCCCTTTGTATTGCAGCCAGAAGTGCTCTGGCCTAGCACGCCGAAAAAATAAATCGGTTAAGGAAAAGAAGAGGCTTAAGGCAGATTATGATAGGAATAGACGAACAGAAAAATCCGATGAGTTGAAGGCTAAAAAGAAGGCAGCGTATGCAATCTGGGGTCCGATTCATCGGGAAGAGGAACGTCAAAAGCGCAAGGAGGGGATGCCAAAGCATGTGGAGTATTGCCGCCAACCTGAATACAAGAAAAAGAAGAAAGATTATGATCGGAAAGTTCGGGTTGCGGAGTACGGCGAGTTTGCAGAATCTTATGAGCTTTTAGAGGAATTGGTGAAAGAAATCAAGCGCCAGATGCCAGACCGATTCGAGCGTTATGCTCAGTCTGGAAGACAACAATGGAACCCAGTTAACCAACAAAGGAGAAGGAATGCAAGGACAAATGGGATTGACAGCAAATAGCCTCAGAGAAGCATTGTGGGCAACACTTAACCAAGTCAAGGCAAAGAAGATGCTGCCAGGACATGCAGACGCTATTGCAGCGCAGGCAAGGGAAATCCTTCGCACGGTAAAAGTTCAGCTTCAGATTAGCGGACAAACGGCTCGTCCTGTGCCAGTTGAGGTCGTGGAATTCTCAGAAGGTAAGAATAAGAGGGCGATCAAGAAGTGATCGACTTCCGCACAAGGTTCCGCGATTTTGATAATCCCCTCCATCCCTTCCAAAAGTGGTGGAGGGAGCATGGACAGTTCATGTTCTCTGGCGGCGGTAGGAATCAAATGATGTGGGCTGCTCGTGGATGGATAGCGAGAGAGCAGATGAGTGATGGGGTAGAGGTAACGGGGGAGTCGATGAACGAGAAGCGTCCGCATCGGAAATGGGGAGAGAAATGAAAGATTGGGCTGTCAGAGATTTGCCTAAGCCATCGGCATTTATTCAATGGAAGGGTACTGATGTCTGCATGGACTGTTATTGTTTATGTGGGAAAAGTTTTCATATTGATGCCGGATTTGCTTATGCTGTGACGTGTCCTCACTGTAATCGTAGATATGAAATGTCTGCGGTTATTGAAATGCGCGAGATTCATGATGACGAAGTATGGGATGGGTGTATTATTGAAGCGGAGGATGCTAAGTGAACGAAGTCGAATGGAGAATCAGTCCGCAGGTATTCAGTGATTTGCACAGCATTATATCCAAACATGGAATGGGTATTCCTCAACTTGACGATGACATGCGCAAGGAACTGTTTGGAGATCGTCTTATTGGTCCTGACGCTGCGGCAATGGAGATTGTTGAAAAATATGGATTGCGCGTAGGAATATCGTTAAGGATTGTAGTAGACTATAAGTTAGATGGGTACGAGAAACCCAAGTACGAGTACGGGGATAACTGAGGGGAGAAGATAAGGTAGTGAAACTCGTATTCCTTGAAGTCCACGGCGTTCTCATGATGCCTATTTGTGAGAACGTAGCAAGACTCCTGCAAGAACCTGTGAAGGCGTTTAAGCCTGCCGTAGATGCTTTGAACTTTATCACTAGAACCACGGGAGCGAAGATTGTTATCACGAGCGCATGGAGGAATGCGGGAATATGGGTATTGGAGGAAAAGTTCAAGGAGTGGGGAGTAGAGGGGAAGATTATTGACGGTACTCCTATCGGTTTAGGAAAATCGGACGAAATCAATAAGTATTTGGTGTGGGCTATAGAACCTGAATCCTACGTGGTAATTGATTGTGAGAACATCGAGGATACTAACTATGCTGATTTATCAAAACATCTGGTGATAACCAACCCTAAAGAGGGTGGATTAACTGAGAATTTGGCGCAAAGGTCGGTAGAGATTCTTAACAAGATGAGAGAAAAGGAGAAGTAATGTACACAAACATTGAGTTGGAAGTTTCTCGCGGTACGCAGGTAGGCGGATCAGCACAAAAAGGTAAATACTCTGTAATATACGGAGGAAATGAAACCGTATTAACGATAACTGGTCCGTACAAAACGCTGCGCAAGTTGTTGGTGGAGTCAATAGAAGTGATTGACGAAATGCACGAATCGCAAAAGGAAATGAATAAGTAACGGAGGGGTAGAAGATGGCTGATAAGGTTGTAGTACCGGATGAAATGAGGATCGCGGCAGGAATGGCGAGCACTGGATATGATCCTGACGGGTATTTTTTGTACAATTCACTTGAAGGTGCTCTTAACTGGTTGGATGAAAAGATAAAGGGTTTGAAAAGGGGAGATACGTATCTTGGGCGTAGGTTATACAACAATGCGATTGAAGATGTTCGCCGGATGTACCTTGCGCCTGATTCGGAAGTTGGGACTGCTGCTAAGAATGTAATCCAAAGCATGATGGGATGCACATTTACCCCCACAGAAGCCAATGAAATAGTAAAACATTTGGGCTATGCTTCTCACGGATGGATTCCTTCCTGCCCCCCTAAAGAAGAATCTACTGAGCCAGAAGTTCCAGAGGCAATCAAGGGCCTGATTGAATTTGCAATCGGGAAGAAAACAATTCCGCCTCCGTATTATGCTGATGCCGTTATCGAAGCCTTCCGTCGCGGACAGAAATCGGTAATCAAATGACCGAACACACAGCACTTGAGAAACGGGTTAAATCGAAAGTAAAAAGACTAAGCAACATGACAGAACACAAGGTTCCAACACTGTCAAAGCAATGTACTCGCGGTCAAGTGATAAATGGATGCTCTAACTGCTTCAAGAAGGATTGTCCGTGCGACTGCCATAGACGCGTAGGACCGGAAAGGAACTAAAGGGATGAGTTGTAGGGGAGATAGGCGAGAGGAAAAGAATAGGTTTTACGATAGGGTAGACGAGATACTTGATTTTGGCAAGTACCGTCGTTCTCTTATGGCGCTAAAATGGACTATGTGGGAGCTTCAGCGGTTGGTTAGTGCGGAGCAAGGGGAGGAATGATGGGGAACGAATATAATCCGACAGAGGAATCATTTTTGAATGATGTGTCAAAACACTCGATGGAAATCCTTCTTGATAATGGCGTTTATCGCCATCTACGTTTTACGAATAACGGTTCTAACGTGATGAGATTCGACATTGTGACTTATCCTGGCCATCTTGTCTACTCTGGCGATATGGGAAGTTTTGTATTTTCTCGTCTGAATGATATGTTTGAGTTCTTCAGAACGGGCAATCGAGTAGATGGAAAACTAAGCATAAATCCTGGATACTGGAGCGAGAAACTGGAGGCTGTTGATCGATGTGACTCTACGCAAGGAAATGGATTCAAGGAGTATTCTTCGGATAAATTCAAGAACAAAGTCAACGAACATGTTGACGAATGGATCAAAGAATACGCTGAAGAATTCAACTCTGATTTTGAAGATAGTTTGCGACATTGGTTGGAACGCTCTGAAGAGGCTAAGAAACAGGGCGTATGCCACACGAACAAGGAATGCAAACTGATGTATTCAGAGATTCCCCAAGAGCGGAAGGACGCGGCGGTAAAAGCGTTTAGGGAGAGCGACTATGCTCCGTCTTTTCCAGAGATCAGAACTGCAATAGCCAATGATCCTGAAGGATGGAACATCCCTTATCATAGTTTTTGGGGTATGGGAGTAAGGAATTTCTTCCGAGGAAAGGGATTTGGAGAAGATTACTTCGGAATTGACAATTTGGATTGCATTTACGTCCAATTAGTAGAGGATGCCGTTAAAGCATAGGGTTTGAAAGGTAAAAATGAGTAAATCTGTCAATAAAGTGTTTTTGCTAGGAAATGTGGGAAAGAATCCTGAGATTCGTACTTCACCTTCAGGAACAGTGGTAGCGAACTTCAGCATAGCGGTATCGGATAGGGAGAAGGACTCGTCTGGAAACTGGACAGACAAGACAACGTGGATAGATTGCGTCTGCTTTAAGAAGACAGCGGAGATCGTGCAGAGTTACGTCACAAAGGGAAGCAAGATATTTGTTGAGGGCAAGATTACAAACCGTTCGTGGGACGATAAGAAGACAGGGGAGAAGCGCTACAAGTCGGAAATTATTGTCAACGACATAACGCTTCTATCAGGCAAGGAAGAGTCTGGTGGGCGTCAGGAAGAGAGCGCTCCTTCTCCAGTGAAGCGTGCGACGTTTCAAGAAGTGCTAGACGATCCTAACGAGATACCTTTTTAGGAGAGAAACGATGTCTAAGAAGAAATACAATCACGCTGAAGCGTTCTGTGTGATGACCTACCAATCCGATGACGGAACAATCACAGAGCAGTTGTGGAACAGTCGAGACGGTGTGACTCCGTTCATGATTATGTCGAGGAATGGAGGTAGAGAACTCCGTCATATCGATTGGGGTAAGGATTATCCTCAGCCTAATTACAAACCTCTTCCGGGAAAGAGAATATTCGTTGACGCAACCAGAGAACTCGTCACTCCAAAAATGAATGAATATGTGGAGAAGATATTCACAGAGCACGACGGAGGGTACTGGAAGACGCGAGAGGAAGCGTTTGAGGCGTTGCTTCCTGGGTGGCTGCGTAACGGAGAAGAACCTTGGATTATAGTAGTTGGGGTGGAATAACAGATGAAAAGGGAGGAATAAATGTCAACACCGAGATTGCAGTTGCTTCACAGTGAAATTGGCCAGAAACTAGGAAATATAGCGGATTTGTTGCCGTCAGAGTACAAACTTACCTTAATTGCAAGGAATCCAGACAACGACCAAGCGCATATCGTTATGGGAGACGACGTGGATACGGAAGCTATAGTGTACGTGCTTCAGCATCCTGAACTGACGCCAATTGAAACGAAGTGAAGGGGAGAGTGTAATGTCATATCCAAATCCACCGTACATATCCGGCGAAGAGGCTGAGAGTGTTGTGTTAGAGAAACTGCAACTAGCTTTTTGGAACACGATGCCAGCGATAGGAGAGAATGCGGAAGTAGACATTCGCCAACTGAGCGATTCTTTTGATAGGGTACTACTGTCTGTAAGAAGTTGGATTCTTGATGGTCATAAGGTAGACAGGTTGGAATCGGAGTCATTTGATTTTCCTGCAACGCCTTGGGATTTTTGGAAACAAGAATATGCGCCGAAATGGTTTTTGGATCGTTGGCCAGTCAAGTACAAAACGACTGTAGTGACAAAGGCTATCCATAAGCACTATGTATGCCCCCACATTAACACTCCAAAGAATGATAATAGGATTCAGCACATTGAGTGGATGTACAAGAATAGTGGGCAGGACAAATGACGACAAAATGGGACGAGTACATAAAAACTGAAGGGTGGAAGGACTTCTACATCATCGAGGCATATCAATACATTCCAGATGAGGTAGATAGGGACGTAGCGATCATGAAGATCGAGGCGTCACAGACAGCGGAAGAAGCAAAAGATGTAATCGCTAAGGCGAGAGAGGGGAAACATGAGTTTTAAGGACGAATGCAAGAGAATGGGAATCAAGACTACACCGCAACAGCGTCGTGCAGCTTTGTTCCTTGAGAACTGTGGATACATATTCTGCGCAGACTTTGGATGGGGAAATGCGGAAGAAGTTGCACGAAGAGACTTTGGATTTCGCGTTGCCGATCCCGACATAAAGACATTGAATGGAAAGGTAATTCGTCTCCTACGCGATCACCAATACTGGACTCCATGGGATTTGTGCGACAACATTTTGGCAAAGTACGCAATTTTGGTTAGCGATGCGAGCGTCACCAGTAGAATACGCGATCTACGCAAGCCAAGATTTGGTGCTCACATCATTGATAAGCGTAGGATTGTAGATTCAAACGCCTACGAATATCGTCTCAGAAAATAGTTGACAAACTGCGCCGAAGAGCATAATTTCTATGCAAGGGAGAAGACTTGGAACCAGAAACCTCAAACGTAATTATGCAGTCAATCAACCTAGTTGAGTTGATGCGCGAGGCAAAATCACCAGACATTCCAGACGGGATAATCTACGAGGACGAGCAAATTCGCGTGGACAAGAAGGATGGGAAAGTGCCTATGACTGGTAAGCCGATCAAAAATCCATTCATCTATAGATTGGCAAAGGAAAAAGGATGGGCTGATAAGGCGTTAGAGGAAATTAAGTGAAACCAAATAATTTGGGGGTGAAATTGTGAGCAACAGCATCTCATTCAAGACGAACAAGCGCGGTGGCGTTTCCATGTCGGCGTCAGGACTAGGAGCAAGGTCATTGTTTAACGCTTTGGTCCCTTCCGATAAGAAGATTCTACGGGATGGAGAACCGTGTGGACATCATGGTTGTTTGAAGCATATCAGCCATCCATGTGAGGGGTGCGGCAGGATAGTCGGTAGGAAAGTGGGAGAGAAAATATGAAGGCGTTAGGACAAGACATATTCGACTTCTATTCAGAGGATGGAAGCTGGCCAAAAGGATTCTACTATGATCCACCGACAGATGAACCTTCCTCGGAGATTACGAACGACGACGGAACTATCGCTCTTGATCCGAATGAGAAATACGATCTTGGCCTATTTGAATACGTTTGTTCTGAGGAAGATGACGATACTGTGTCGGTTCCTTCATTTGCCAAGATGTTTCGAAAATGGAAAGATGCACGGACTTACATGACGGTGACATTGCGAATTCCTAAAGATCAAACCGATAAGGTTCTTGAGATGTTGACAAGTGCAGGATGCAAGGTATCGAAATGAGTAAATTGAGGGAAAAAATGGGAAACGCTAAGGAAGAAAAGATTGTAATGTTTGATAGTCCCGAAGCAGCACGTCGGGTTGAGCAGTGGGGATGGAAGTCGAGAGACGGTATTTTCTACCCTGGTGATAACGCAAGCAGTGAGCATGGAGCGCGGTGGTCTGGTTGCACGCATCAGACGTGTGAATGCGGAAAACCTTACGAGAAGGGGCAAGTACGCTGCCGTTCCTGCCAAGCGAAGAAGGACTCTGAGGAGTATTACGCGCTTCCGATGGCCAAATGGGACGGTGAAACGCCAACCTGTGACGATGACCGAGACAAGTATTTTTGGGATAAAGCGCAGTTGCTTGACGAAATGTATTGGCAGTTGGAGGAAGCACAGAAGCGCGGTGAGGAACCGGAGATGCACGTTGTTGTCTGCGAACCCCACTATCTGCATGAAATTGACGGAAGTGAATGGGATGACGATCTTCCAGATAACGGAGACTATGACGGACTTCCTCATGATGTAGGAGAGGCGATAGATGCTCTCAATAAGGTTATCAAGGAGCAAGGACCGTCGTGCTGGTATCCTGGTAAGGAGAGGGTTGATATGGACGCTCTGTGGGCTGAATTGAAGGAGGGGTTGGCAAAGGAAAAAGAGGAATCCAGTGAAATCCAAGCCTAAACTTTGGACCAACTCCGATCTGCGCAAGGAGTTCGATAGGCTCAAGAAACTATATTTTGATGAAACGATGCCGAACCCAAGGACCATTCGATTTGAGCCGATAGACGGGTTAGGTCGCACGTTCAGGTATAGAAATCCGGGAGCGCGTAGGAGCAAAGACGATGATTTCGGAATTCAAATCAGTAGAAAGTTGAGGTATTCACGACGTTTGTGGCTAGGGACGCTGGTTCACGAAATGGTTCATCTGGAACAGCGAAACAAGTATAGTTGCGGAATCAGGGGCAAGCGGTTTAACGGAAGGATGCGCCAGTTGGCACTGACAGGATGTTTTGATGGCATCTGGTAAATTGGAGGATTGAGATGAACGCGAAAGAACTAGCAGAGAATCTGACAGGAATAGAGTATCCATGCGATATTCCTACCGAGTTGACGAAGGAGGCAAAGGCGTCAGGACTGGTAATCGTATACGGTGGTTCTGACGATTTGATGGAGTTTGAGGGAGCAATTCACGATGAGGTAGGTGCGTATGGTGGAACCACGGTAAAGGTGTACTCTAGTGGTCTGTTGCCTGATTTTGAACAAATCTCGGATGACAAGGACAAAGACCTGCTTCGAGAGTATTTTCTGCACGAAAACGACGCTAAAGAGATTGAAGCGTTGTGGTGCAATGAAGGCGATTATTCGTGGACATATAAGACGGATATTCCTCACAGCACGTTTGAAATTGTTGAGGATGGGGAGCCTTACTGCCGGGGAATTGTGTTTGCATTGAAAGATTGCGCATAAAAATAGCGCAGAAAACACTTGACACGGCGCAGGAAAAGTTTATTATGGAGGATAAATGAGTACCCCACTAATGCGAAGCATCGAATCCGAGGACAGATTTAGAGAAAAAGCGGCTTCCCACGTTCCTCCAATTCCTATGGGGGCGATAGACATGTACATACAGTTGTTGGAATCGGAGCGGCGCAAGACCTTTGCGGCGGCGGTGTCTATCTACGCAGGAGTGATGCTGCAAACTATGGACAGGAAAGAGGATATTGAAAATGACAAAAAGTAAACCTACGGAAGATGAACTAGAGGAACGAATTGCACGCGCACAGGAGTGGGGGCAATTTCGCCAAGAATTTGGGTTTACGCAGAAATCGCTAGCTGATACACTCAAAAGTATCGATACGGACAAGACGGGAAAGCTGCCAGGAGTGAGCCGCCGAACAATCCAAATGATCGAGGCTGGTCTTATCAAGCCCCACGCGCACACTTTGGCGTTGTTTGAAGAGTTGAAACGTAGGCATGAGAGAAATAAGGATCGGTAGAGGAAGGTAATAATTGGGGGGGGCTATGAGTGATAATAAATACGTAGTACCGGAAGGGATGTTGAAGGCTACTTTGGGGCCACTTGCTGATTTGCAGATGGGATCAGTCCTACAAAAGAATCTTGAAGTTTATCTCCAACGTGCTATCTGCTGGCAGGATGGAGAACTGGCAAAGATGCAGGCGGCGGTCACGCTTGGTTACAAAGGGGCAGTAATATTTTCGGCTATTGAGGACGTTCGCTGCATGTACCTTGCTCCTGAACCGGAAGTTCCAGAGGAGATAAGGAGTCTTCAACGTATCCGTCTTGACTGGGTTAAAGACCAAGACGATCTTAATCGATTGGTAACTGAATTAAATGTTGAATCTTTCCGGCGTGGACAGAAATCAACCAAGTAACTAACAAAATAAAAGGAGATGTAAATGTCTGGAAATACAGTGGTTACAGGTTTGAGTGGGACGGAAGTTATCGAAGACTTTCTGAATCACTTGCGCACTCAACTTAGGCGTGATTGCAATTTGCGCGATTCGGACTCGTATACACGAGGATACAGCGCTACTGCAAGCTACAAACTGAAGCTGTACGGAGTTGATGTGACTGAAGTTGAATCCGAAGTCGCGGTAGGACTCGATAACCCTGCTGAGACGGAAAAGGTTGAGGTTGAGGATGTAGTCGAAATTCCTCAAGAGTTGGAACTGAACGCGGTTCGTGAGCGGTCAGGACAAGAAGAGCCGGTCATGACGATTGACACGGAAGGTCGTCCATCGATCAAGAAAAGAAAGTATCAGCGTCGGATCGTTGCAGAGGCTCCTCCAGAGGGGTTGAGCGGCGGTGCTGTGGAAATAGACGAGTAAGATTGTTCTCCGGGGAGAACATCAACTTCCTGCCGATCCTAAGTAAAGGTGGACGCCAATCTCAGGGCAACGCCAATGAGTCCGATGTGACACTTGGCAAGCGGCAGGACATAACAATTGAGGGGAGAAGAAAATGACGAAGTATGAAGTGAAGTTTGAAGATGCAACAGTGGAAACGGTTGAGGCTGAGACGATTGGCCAGTTTGGAAACTTTGTTACCTTTTCTAATGGGAAAGACGCAGATACTCAAGTGCTTGCGTTGTATCCTATTTCGGATGTAAAATCCGTCAAGAAGGTAGTTGAAGCTCCGGTTGAGGTGTCTACCAAGAAGCCTCGCAAGAAGCGTAATCTGACAGACGAGGCTCGTAAGGCTATTTCGGACGCTCAGAAGGCGCGTTGGGCGGCAAAGAAGGCCGTAGCAGAAGCACAAACGGTTTAGGTTCTCCCACAAGGAGAAGGCGCGGTGTCGGCCTAGCACGCTGCAATGTTCCTAGTGAACGCACCTGCAAATAGACAACAGACTACATTGGCGATAGTCTGCCGCGCCTTAAAGATTGGAGAAGAGATGAAAAACGAATTAACAGATGAAGAGAAAAAGAAGGAATGCGAACGCATCTGCGGTGATTCGGGTAAGCGTGGCATTCATCGTACCGCTCCCGTTCTATGCCCAGTTCAGGAGGCGTTGTGGAAGAATCCGAAAAAACCACCAATGTATTAGACGAACCTCTTGATCGCAAGGACGCGATTTTACGTTTGGCAGAGGCGTTTGAACGTATCGCTGTGGCATTGGAAGGCTTAGATGGAGCAGGAAGAACAGCAGTCACTAAACTCTGGCCAGAACCAGCAGGACAAAGGGAAGTCATCGTCTCCAAGGTCGAAACGGAAGAAGAGCGTGTCTCAAGAGAGCAAGGTAAAGCAATTCCCAAATCAGGACTCAGTGACTGGCTTGCCGAAGATTTTGGGGGAGAGTCAGAACTCGTTGGAGAACGAGAAAGAGAATTCCTCAAGCGTCAAAGAGAAGGACTTGACGCAAAGCGCTCTACCAGTTCCCAAGGCGCTAAAGGCAGTGGACCGGCAGAGGGAAGCTCTGAAGAGACTTCAGGTGAAGGCGGAGGACTTGGAGAAGGCTCCCAAGATAACCAACCTACTAAAGAAGGCTAAAGGCGGATTAAAGGCAACACTAGCTGCTATGCGCTTCGTTCAAGGAGACGAGGTGGTAGCAGCTTTTTTGTCTAAATACGACTCAATTCCTAAAGGTGACAGGGATCACTTGCCTTGGGAGGCGATAGGATTATCGGCGGAATTGGATTTGAGAGCGTTGTTAGGCTCTGCTGCACTTGCGATTACAAACTATTGTGGAAACGAGTCTAGGATTATAGCAGTAACCAACCATCCTTCAATCACAAGAGCTAGAGTAAGGTTTGGAAAGACGCTGGTGGGGGCAGAGAAGGACAGGACGGCACTGGATATGATGGTAGGGGCGTTACCGTCCCCGAAGGGTCCGACGTTCATTGGCAAGGCCATATTTGGCTCAGGAAGCGCACAGAGTACGCCTAGTACGAGCAGCGATTCAGACGATGGAGAGCCAACAGAGATGTTTGGCGCAGAGGATGATTTGGATAGGCTGTTTCCTCCTGCAAACGCAATGCAAGAAAAACTGATTGGAATTAGGCAGAAACTGCTAACGGCAGATAATGGCGAATAATATACGAAACATGTGCTATACTAGGGCTGTCGAGTGTAGAAGCACCCGGCTCACGCCTAATCGTCAAGGAGGACGACCATGACAGCCCCTAAAGAAAGTTTAGCACCATTAACGCAGGAACAAGAAAACATATTTTGGTCGAAGGTAGACAAGAATGGACCTGTTGTTCGCGAGGGGTTGACGCCGTGCTGGGTATGGAAAGAGGGAAAAGCAAATACCGGATATGGTCAATTCACGATAAACCATGTAACGTATTTGGCGCATAGAATGGCTGTTTTTATTGCAAGAGGAACAGATGTGCATGATGGAGAGGCGTGTCATGCTTGCGACAATCGACCGTGTGTGAATCCTGACCATATAGTAATTGCAGATCGAACGTACAATATGAGAGATGCGCTCAGTAGAGGTAGAGCTAGGCATATGGTTATGCGAGGAGTGGAACACCCTAGAGCTAGATTGACAGACGAAATTGTAGCGTCGATTCGAGAAGACGTTAAAAACGGAATCAAAATGAGATTATTGGCTGAAAAATGGAAGGTTTCTAAATGCACAATTAAGGACATAGTGCATTATCGAACTTGGAAAAATCCCTCATCTGTGAGTGTGGAAGTATGTATTCCCAAAAAATAATAAATGCTCGATGTGACGAATTTACCAGACAAAATGGGTGGGAGCCTATTAGGCACTCGTATGAGCAGGTGAAAGAGTTCTCAGCGTACATAGAGACATTAGTAAAAAAAGAGAGCAATTCAAAAAACACATATCTTACTATTTCCAAGCCTATAACAGCAAGGAGGGGAAATGAAATTAAGCATTGGATTGAAAATGAGCAGGTATTGTGTGCATTAGACAGCAGTTACTGGGAACAGAATTATGCTTTTGTATGTGACGAGAAAGGACAAATTTATAAGTTTAGTCCAAGATTGTCACAGAGGATTTATGATTCCGTTATTTCAGACTTCGACGAAAAGCAAGTATCTATAGAGTTGCTAATTTTGAAAGGAAGACAATTAGGAATAACTACTCAAACAGCATTAAAGTTCATCCATCGTATCATGTTTGTACCCCACACTCAGGCGATTATGGCATCCGTCAAGGCAAGCGCATCGGAACTGATTGAACGCATCCTTGACACAGCGTACAACCGCTGCCCGTGGTGGCTAGTTCCTAGAAAACTTCCTAAGAGAGCGTTTGATAACGGATCAATCCTTTCTATTCAGTCTGGTATGCAGGCTACAGGTCTAGCGCAAGGTTGGACCCCGACAAGCGTGCATCTGTCTGAACTTGCAGATGTTCCAGACCCTAAGAGGACTATCGAAGAGGGCCTATTTAGAGCTACACACTCATCAAAAAATCTGTTCATGGTTTTGGAAGGAACTGGCGGCGGAAATACCGGCTGGCTTGCCGAGACGTGGCGTGCGTCAAAGGCTGATTGGCCGAGAGGGCGATCTAGGCTCTGCCCTGTGTTTATTCCGTGGCCAATGTGCCCAGAGATTTATCCAGAGACGGATTGGATTCGTAAATTCCCCGTAGAGGGGGGTTGGAAGCCTGCTGAAATGACGCGGAAGCACATTATGCGTTGTGAATCATATATTCGCAATACACCATACCTTGCTAAAGTTGCTGGAAAAGATTGGAGTATGCCAATCGAACAACAGTGGTTTTGGGAATTCAATTATCAATCCGCTTGCAAAAACCATACACAGAAGACGTGGGCTGCTCAAATGCCCGCCGATGACTTTGAGAGTTTGACGGGACTAAATGATGCGGTATTTGATATAGAAACTACAAATATGATCGACAATGACATATACACAGTCATTGGGTCAAACGATATAGGAGAGGATACAAAAGTACGCAAAGCTCCACTTCTAGCCTACGGAATCACAGGTCATTCGATACAAGAGAAGTTTAATCCTGACCCGTCTACAATTGATTGGGATAGGGAAGCGATACGAATTACGTGGGTATCGAATAGAGATGAGCGGTACGACTGGGAAATGATTCCTCTCCTACCCGTCAATGAGGATGTAGAAGCGGAGACGATGGATAAGCTCCTAGTGTATGAGGAGCCTAAGGAGGGGGAAGAATACTCGTGCGGAATCGATACAGCGCACGGTCTAGGAAAAGAAGACGAAGATAGGACTTGCATATCATTAACCAAGAAAGGAATAAATGCTGGTTACGACGAGCAGGTAGCAGAGTATACCAGTAATAAGTTAAGCCCCGCACAGACGGTTCCTTTTGCTGCATGTATAGCAGCATGGTACGGAAAGAAGAATAAAGACCCTAGAGGGGTCAAGTTTGCGATTGAGCAGACAATGGGTCCGGGAGATATTTGCCAGAACCAATTGAAGATTATGGGATTCAACCACCATATAAAGAGTTTTCGTTTGTACGCAAAGAAGATTAAGGATGAGCAGAAGAATCGTGAAGGTTTCTACTCTAATAGTGTAACTGTTCCTATTCTGATGGACTTTTACACGGAAGCGGTTGATGGAGGATGGTACAAGCCGAAATCCAAGTGGCACATTGAAGAACTGAAGACTCTTGAGCGTCATGTTAAAGATGGTGGTAAGGACCGAATGGAACACCGTCAAGGGCAGCATGATGACAGGGTTAGGGCTGCTGCAATGAGTTATGTGGCGTTCCATACGTATGACGATCTTGCAGCGAGGTCACAAAGGAGATACGACGCTCCGCAAGGAAAAAAATCGTTGACAAAGGGTATTTGCATGGCAAACAGTGTTAGTATTGGAGAGGGTTGGGAAGAATAAAGGAGGAAAGATATGAGCGAGAAGAAATACGCAGTACCGGATGGAATGCTAGAAGCGGCTTGGCTGGCAATAGACAGGTCTGATTTTGAAAAGACAATAGGCAAAAAAGGTAAACTGAAAATAGCCCTTGAAGCGGCTATTCGTTGGCAGTCCAGCAGAAGCCCCAACATTTCTGCTGAACTTCTTGACCTATTGGCTTGTGACGCACACGTAAGCAAGGTCGCCGCATACGACATTGTTGATATTGCGTTGCGCCGCATTTATCTCGCGCCTGAACCAGAAGTTCCAGAGGATATAAAAGGAATGCAATATATCAATCTTGCTTCGATTGAGAATCAGGCACAGCTTGACCGTTTGGTGACTGAATTGAATGTGGTTGCGTTTAATCGTGGCGTTGAAGCGGAAAGAGATATAATTATCAACAAAAATGATAAAGAGAAAAAAATGGAATATTTATTAAGATTTAACATGGCCAAAGAACTGGAGAACCTGCTTAGTAGAGGAGAAGAAAGAAGCCCGTACACTGACAAACTAATATCCGAATCGTTTTTATGCGGTAGGGAATCTGTAGTCTCCATTTTTGAAGAGCAGGAGAAGAGCGGGGAATTTACCAAGGAAGAAATTATCGACGGTATAAAATCAATATGTGAAAGTAGACACGGTAGAGGAGAGAAGAAATGATTGGATTAACGTCTAAATTTCATCGGTTTATAGCGGAAGCAGGACTAGCTGTATCCTCTATTATTGCTCCAACGTCTATGCACGCTGAGCCAGTCCAACCTGAAAAGAGGAGAAAGGCTCCATCCAATCGAGACGGCGTTAGGTCGTCAGATTTCATGGAAGATTCCAAGTGGGAAGGAATCAAATGGTTTGATAGCCGATTGGCAGTGTATACCGTGCTGGACGAGATGGTGAACTTTCAAGCCCCCGACAAGGAAGGTCACTTTTGGAAGTCCGTTACCTACAAGATAGAAGTGGACGGAGAAGTTTCGTATTGCGTTCTGAGTGGAATAAGGAATGACGGCAAGAGTATTTCAGTCAAGGCGAAGATCGAAAAAGAGGGCAGCATTGATGAGTTGTTTTATGGACTGTGCAAGGATTTGAATGGTGGAAATTGGAAGAAACCAATATCGAGAATCGTAGGGGTAGATGGTTTTAGGGGGTAAGACGATGGATAGAATAGAAATTCTCAAGCAAGAACTAGCTGCAATCAAGCAGCAATGCAAGGCAGACGCTCTAGCGATCAAGAAGTCGAAACAGTGGGTAAGCATTAAGAACGCTCTTCCTGACGCGAACACAAAACGCGCAATTGTGTGGTCGAATAGGAAGATGTATCCATGTTGGTTCTCAGATGGCAAGTGGTACGCCTTCAATGGAACGTGGATGCTGACTAAGGATGACGTTATGGATGTTGTCAGCCATTGGATGCCTACCGACTGGATGAACGCTCTTTATTGGCCTCAGTGCGGACCAGGAATCGTTAACCGTTTGCGTTATCTGTGGCAGAGGGTGACGGATAAGGCGTCGGACATGACGGTTGACCTACGACCGAAGAGACGGGGAAATGCTCAACTGGGTAGGAAACCAGTGTTTTACACTAACAGTTTAGGTGAAATCACGTCTGGAATGCCAGAGAATGTCCCTGTTCCGCGAGGATATGAGAAGGTGGTTTGCAATAGTGTCCAAGAGGCAGAGCATTGGAGTGAGCGTCAGAGGCAGTGGGAGAGGGTGAAGCACGGTAAGATTCAAGAAGACAGGCAGAGGATTGAAGAGCCAATTCATCAAGAAATTAGAAGTGAAATGCACAATAGGATGAGTAATGCTAGGAATAGCGTAAATAGGGAATTCATGCGACGGGCGATTGAAACTAGCGATGCAAAGCATAGTCCGTGGAAGTACGATAGGGAATCGTATCTACATAGTGAGGCGTTTGAAGATAAGCGTTAAGGAGGAAAGCGATGAGCGACAAGAAGTACGTAGTACCAGATGGGATGTTTAAGTCGGCAACGGATTCATGGGGTTTGGAATCTGATGCTATGCGGAAATGTACGAAGATAATCCTCGAAGCGGCTCTTCGCTGGCAGTCAGAGAACCCGATTGTGCCGACAGATCGACAATGGTATGAATGCGTCAATGAATCTCAAAAATTAGGGTATCCATCCAATGAACTGTATGCTCATGCGGCAGCAGAGTGGCAGCGCCGGATGTATCTTGCTCCTGAACCGGAAGTACCAACCTACGAGGAACTTATTTCCAAGTGGGAGGAGGAAAATAGAAGTGGCGTACCTAATCGCGTGGTGATGAAAGAATCGCAGGAGGCATCGTTTGATCCTCCATTGGAGAGAGCGAAGAAGACAGAAGCAAATCGTTCGTGTTCAGCTTGCGAACAAGGACAAAGTTCCGAACGGGGAGAAGGGACGCATCTAGAGGGAACGGTTCAGCATCCGGTTGATCCTAAAGTACCAGAGAAAATCAAGGACTTGCTCTCAAAGTTTGATGCTGGCGGAAAATATGACCGGCGTGGAATTGTTACAGAGCTTGAGGAAATCAGAGACGAACACAATGCTGATATTCTCGAAGCCTACCGGCGCGGCAAGAAGGATGGGAAAAAATGACAAACTTTAAGGTGAATTTAGCGACTCCAGAGCAGCGTGAAGCAATTAAACGCATGGAAGACAATATGCCTCCAAAGTGGATATTCGAAAAAGTAGCAAAGGAAATACCTCAACAGGTTCCTGATGGAACGGACAAAACCGGATGGAAGTTTGGATCGGCAAGGGTAATTGGTAGAATAGGTGGATTTTCTCCAGATGAGTTTGAGCAAGGTCATAATTTCGATTATGTAAACGATAAACGTCCATCTCTATCGGATGCTGATTTGTCCGATATTAAATACTGTGCGTTCTGGAGGCAATCTGCGCATACTAAAAGATATGATGAATACAAGAAGGATTGTGATCGTAATATAGAACAGGTAGAATTATCACAACCTTCTGAATGGACGGAATATCCTGTAGCGTTCGCTGCTACTATTCCGCTAGGATTCTGTGGAAAAGTAACTCCCGGTCAGGACGTAAATATAGAAAGATGGATACCCATTGGGACTAGCAATGAAGAGATTGAACGAATGGCAAGAGAATCAATTGTTCGTTTGCAGGAAGTAGTTAAGGAATACTGGGAGTCGAAATGAGAACAAAATTCAGATTTAAGGTAGGCGATAAGGTATGGGTGAGGGACCACGTACATCCATCAAAGAATAAAGGGTTGGCAAGGAGTATGGGTGGATTCTCTATCGTACAGGCTACGGTCCGTGAACGTCACCAGCATATTGATAGACACCCATTCTATCCCAATGGAGAAGGGTACGCTCTAGATGGTGAATTGTGGTGGGACTGCTATCCCGGATGCCGAGTGTTCGCAACGAGGGAAGATGCTGTAGCGGCGAGAATGGGTGCCATTCGATGAGCAATGCTATTCCACCTCGTCTTTGTGAGCGCGTTTGCGATGCGGGCAGGACGGAAATGGAAGCAGAGGATATTCTTAACGAAAAAGCTCCGTAAATCCCCTATCTTTAGATATGGGGATATAAGGCGTTCCTTTGCGCTTGACTTTTACACTGTGTGGTGTTAAGATTAAACCATGTTGAATGCGACCAAAGTCCGTCTCTATCCTACGCCTGAGCAAGAACACTTTCTTGCATGTCAGTTTGGATGTGCGCGGTGGGCGTGGAATTGGGCTTTGGAAAACACACAAAATACGTACAGGGAAACCGGAAAAGGTCTGACATTTTTTCAAATGATTCCTCTTTTGCCACCGCTAAAAAAAGAACACGAATGGCTTCATGACGCTTATTCTCAAGTTCTCCAAGCATCATTACGCAATCTTGCGGCATCGTTTCAAAACTTCTTTGAGAAGCGGGCGCGGTATCCAAGGTTTAAGTCAAAGCACGGCAAGCAGTCGATTCAGTATCCGCAGAATGTGAAAATTGTAGGAAGTAAGATACATTTTCCCAAGGTAGGAGATGTTGAGGCCGTGATTCACCGTGAGATTGTTGGACAAATCAAGACGGTTACGGTGAGCAAGAACCCCTGCGGTCACTACTACGCTTCAATCCTAACTGATGACGATATTCCTATGCCTCCGATTTCAACGAATGGAAAGGCTATCGGAATTGATGTAGGGTTGACACATTTAGCCATTACTAGCGACGGATCGAAGTTTAACAATCCTCGTTTCATTGCCAAGTCAGAAAAGAATCTCAAGCGTAAACAGCAGTCTTTAAGTCGTAAGAAGAAAGGTTCCAAGTCGCGTAATAATGCACGTTTGCTAGTTGCGCGAGTCCATGAACGTATCACAAATCAGCGTCGTGATTATCTTCACAAAGTCTCTCGTAGGATCGTAGACGAGAACCAAGTCATTGTTACGGAAGACTTAAACGTGAAGGGAATGACGGCCAACCATAACTTAGCAAAAGCAGTATCAGATATAGGTTGGGGAACACTAACAGCATTTATCAAGTACAAAGCAGAGCGCGACGGAAAGGCATTCATCAAGGTAAGTCGATGGTTCCCGTCAAGCAAAGTATGTTCAGAGTGCGGCTACCAAATAGGCGAGATGCCATTGGATGTACGCTCTTGGACCTGCCCATTATGCAATACACATCATGACCGCGATATAAACGCGGCAAGGAATATCCGGGACGAAGGTCTACGGATTTTGGCGTCAGGGATTGGCGCTACTGCCGGTGGAGGCAACATAAGACGAAAGTTGGGACGCAAGTCTTCAACTAACGAAGATGCCGTTGAATCCGGAAGCCCCCGTCTTTAGACGTGGGGTAATTCACATATACGGCAGACTTGGCAAATCAGTACGGAGAATCGTTCATGCTATCTCACCCGTATACGCCTGGATGTGGAACACGTTTTCAGTGGTATTGGGGGATGAATGTTCTCTGCCCGAATTGTGGACGCTTATATGAATCTAAATTTGAATACCTAAAATCTGGAAAGTACGATCCTAAGTAAATTTTTTTGTAGACGCGCAGGAAAATATGTTGTAGGCTGTTCTGAGGGATGAATATAGAACTAAACGCCAGTTGGGAGGCTGGTGTACCGAGAAGAACGGAAGTTTCGTGGGGTATATCGACATAAGTTCAGGAAATGGAACTTCTCGCGTAGAGAGCGACACGGTACGCTGGCAGTGCCCTCCTTTTGAGAGACCTCCCTCTGAGCGCGTCGGGTGGGTTGAGGAAATGATTGCCGAGGGTGAGGGTTTTCTTTCCGCCCAAAAATGCTATCAGGAACTAGGAAAAAACCTTCGCGTCTTTGATGCGGCGTTTAGGGACAAGTCCCGTAGCTCACTGATAACGAACGAATTAAAGTACGATATACGAAAGTTTTGCGAGACCCTTTCTGAAGTAAGAGAGATTGCTGGTTACGCTTCTGATTCCCCCGCATACAAAAAAATAGCTGAGATGCTTACGAAGGTCTCAAAGTGCGTTTATTTCGAGTCTGATTTTCCTTTCCAAATCCTAAAAGTTCTGCAATACGCAGCGGTCATGGGTATCGGATACCTGTGGCCTAAAGTCAGTGCGGATGAATATGGATACGGAGAGAGGAAGATGCGCTTCGAGGCTTTGGGACTTTTGGATGTAGTACCAGTCCAGATTCCGAAGTCGAACGACGTGCAGGATGCTTATGCGGTCACGATCTACGATTATATGCCTATCGCGGAAGCGTTTGGTAGATTTCCTCTATTCCAAACCAAACTACAAACGGTAGGGCGCAGGAACTACGCAAACCAAGTTCAGGCAAGGCGTCAGGACTTTGCAGAGCATTATCGTTATGGTGACAATGGCAGGAGTTTTGGTGACCTGTATACGGAAATACGTTATACATTCATTCGAGATTTGAGGATCAATAATACAGGTTTTGAGCTTCCTATGGGGGACATAGGAACATCATGGTTTTACAAGGTTCCTACGGTAGGACAACAGATATTGGGTGGAGTAGAAAACGGTAAACCAGCAAAGCGCACAGCGATACCCGAAGATTGTAGAGTGTATCCTAACCTTCGCCTAATCATTACATCTAGCGGATTAGACGAACCGATGTATGACGGTCCTGCGTTCGATTGGGACAGCAAAATGCCAATTATTCAATATACGGTTGATGATTGGGCGTGGGAGCCGATGGGACGTTCCTTGGTAGGGGACGTGGCAACAATTGAGACCACGGTTCGTAAGCACGAAAGGAAAATGGATGCCGTCATTACCGTCAGATTGAACCCCCCTATGGGCTACAACGCCGACGAAAACGGTGGACAAAAGATTGAGCACATGGATTTGTTTGAGGAAGACGTAAGGATGGGACTGTTTGGTGGTAAGCCAAAGGAAACATTCCAATCCGTTCTTCCAGATGAGGTAAATGTAACGGAAACGAATTTCAAGTTCTTAGAATATCTCGGCAAGAAGAGAGAGAAGCAATTAGGTCTGCAAGACCTTGGCAACATGGCAAACTTGAAGTTGAATGTTGCCAGCGCAGATGCAATGGATAAAGCAATTGAGTCTATTGGTCCTATCGCCAAAGGGATCGCGGCACGAGTAGAGAAGGCCAATAAGGCAGTAGGAAATAGAGTTAAATTCCTGATTCTACAATGGTTTGACACTAACAGGATTATGTCCTACGTTGGTCCCGACAATGTTGCGCCAGAGGTATTTGACTACAATCCAAACGATCTCGTTCCTAGCCACATGCCAGATGAAATGATAAACGGGAATTTCCCTAATTCGTCATCGGTGTATGACAAGTTGACTAGGGCACGGTGGTTTGCGAAACAGATTAGGCTTCTTCCTGTGGCTGGGACGTTGCTGAAGTTGACGCAGCAAGCCGAACAATTGAAATTCTTGACGCTGAAGAGAACACCAGATTGCCCAGTAAGCTGGGGAACGGTGTTTAAGAAGTTGGACATACCCGATCCTGAAGGAGAGATGGAGAAGTATTTCAAGGAGCAAGTACAGTTGACGAAGATGAAGATTATCGCGGCAGCACTTGCGCAGGAAGAGATGAAGAAGATGGGGATGCAGCCCCCAGAAGACGGTAAGGGGCCAGGACAGAAGAGCGGAGCGCATCCTGGAGGTAGGCCGGGGGGCGAAGGAAAAAATCCAAAATCTCCACGGTTGGCACAAAAGGGTGGAGCGGGTGGAGAACCAAGGCCGGTAATCAAACAGTCGTAGGAACAAAAATAATAAACACCATAAGGAGATCGAATGGCGATCAAGATTAAGGCTCAAAGAGACTACCTTTTAACCGAACTTTCCGTTGAAGGAAGTGTTTCGGAGATAGATGATGTTCTGAAGGCAATCAAGACTAGCGGAAAAACAATTGTGTTATATAACGATGGACACATTCAAGGAATTAACGTAGAACAAAAGACAAAATTGACAGAGGGACAATCTAACAAAGTACGGGAGTTATTAAACGTAAAAGATGTGATTTTGTAGTGTACCACTGCCGTAGGCGCAGTAGTAAATTATTTTCAACTATTTTGAATATTTTGCTTGACAAGAGTCTTGATTTGCACTATCTCTTGTAAAGACGCAAAAGAATAAGCGGCGTCAAAATATAGTGCGCGGCCCCTTTGGGACAACTGGCGACTAGGCGAATTTGGCTTAGTCGCCATTTTTCGTTTACTCCAAACGAAGTCAAACCAAAGGAGAACATCATGCCAAAGCGTCATTCGAAGAAGGTTGAAGCAGGTCTCGTCAAGAAGGTAGCTGCGAAGAAAGCTCGCGGCGTTAAGGGTCGCGCAAAGCGCACCGCTCACAAGCTGGCCATCAAGGGCTAATCGTTAGCTATCAACCTGAAAAAAGGAGAAACATTATGAAGCGTACAAAGAAAATCAGCGCCGTTGGCGTTAAGCACCTTCGGAAGGCTTCCCGCAAGAGTAGCCGCAAGGGTGCATCCAAGAAGACCGTAGTCAAGGCGTAATTGAACCGTTTCCCCACCAGTGGCTAGACTGCCGGTGGGGAAACAAATAATGGAGACGCAATGGCTACAGCAGGTACACCAATGCCGCAAGATCAGCAGGGTCAGGGAGCGCCACCGCAGGGTGGAGCACCAGACGCCGGTTCACAGCCACCTCAACAGGGTGGACAAGATACAGCTACAGGTTTGCAACAGCTTCTGGCTAAGTGGTATCAGGCGGCTAAGCAGATGAGTCAGTCCGATCCTCGTTTGGCAGCAGGGGCAAACAAGGTAGCACAGGGATGTCAAGAAATGCAAGCTGCGCTGATTACACCTCAGCAACCAACACCTCAATCTCAACAACCGATGACATCATAACAAACTTCCGGGAGAAGATGAAACTATGCCAATCACAGCAGGACAAATCGAGCTATTGAAACAGACGGGTTTCACGCAAGAGCAGATCGACGCGCTTGATCCGCGCTTGGCTAATGTATGGACAGGTATTACGTCTGCCGCCGAGCAAAAGGAAAAGGAAGCCGTAGCAGCAGCAGCAAGGGCGGAAGCAGACCGTAAGGCCGCAGAGGAATCAGCGAAGCAGGCTGAAGCAGCAAGAGAAGCCGCAAAAGCCGCACAAGACGCAACGGAACTTGAAAAGCGTTCCAATGTAGAGTTTTACGAAACAAAGGTTATGCCGGGACTCTTAGGGTTTGAGGAAGAAAAGAAAAATCTGGAGACGGCAAGGATTAACGCAGAGTCGAGAGCAACATTTTATGAGACTCAGGTAAAGGGATTGAAGGATGCTGGATTCCTTCCTGCTGACGCTCCTGCTTTTGTAGTACCAAACTCTCTACCAGCAAATAACGCAGGAAGCCGTGACGGGCAAGGACGATTTGTGGCAGGTACAAACGGAAGTCCAGTTTTCGACCCTAACACGGTGGTTAGCAAAGTTGGGGACGCGTACAACACAATTAACGACATCATGTACGAACATCAAATTCTTTTCGGTAAGCCCCTTCCTATCGCCCCAAGCCAATTGATTGCACAAGCAGATGCGTTGAAGTTGAGTCCTGCCGCTTATGCGGAACGGACGTTCAACTTTACAGCGAAGAAGCATGAGATGGCAGAAACGGCGAAGAGAGAGCATGACGAACAGATTCGTGCGGCAGAACGCACCGAACAGGAAGCCAAGTGGAAGGCGGAGCTTGATAAGGTTCGCTCTGAAGCTGAAGCAAGCCGCAAGAAGTTGGCAGAGGGAATGACCGGAAATAACCCTGAAGTTAGGGTAGCCGTATCATCCAAGATGCCAGAGATTGCCCGTGCAGTTAAGGCGGGAGAACGTCCCGACCCGTTGAAGATGACGGATTCCGCACGCAGACAGGCAACGAGAACAGCAGTCCACAATAATCTCTCAGAACGTGAACAAGCAGTAGCGTAGTCGAGAATTAAGAAAACAGCATAAATGCTGAAAGGAAAACTAACATGCCATTTACTCCGCAAGACCCGACCTACAATGAAATTGATTCCACTAACCTAGAGTCTGTAAGACGTGAAGTAGTGTGGAACAATTTCTTCGTTGGGACCCCATTTCTTGAGAAGTTACGTGTTGCTGGTGTAGCTGACCCCTATCTTGGCGGCGCTGGCATGACTGAGGGCGTTCTTTACGGGCGTCCGCAGGGTTCCGCTGTAAGGCCCGGTCAGGACATTACAGTAACTCGCCAGCAGATCGATACCAAGCTGAAGTTCTGGCCGAAGGGCTACGCTGCATGGTTCCCGATGGACGACTGGGAAATGGACGATGGCTCTGGTCAGGGTGGAGTGATAAACTCTGGTCCATCCAAAATCTGCGACATCTACACCCTATTTTTAGAGGGGCTTACGATGCAGATCAATACCATGCTGGAGATGGACTCTTTCAGACATGGTCAGGCATCGTCTAGCACGATTGGTGACAACCGTATTCTGTCATCGAATGGTTTGGATGAAGCCCTGAATAACGGTATTGACACCTCCCTGTATGGCAACCGCTATACCAGCTACGGAGCGCTGCAAAGGAACGGCAATATCGGCGTTGCCTTGAACGTCACGCCTCTGTATCTAGGACAGCAGGTAACGGGTGGAACGACCGCTGCTCCTGTAACCAGCAACCCTGGACAGATTGATTTTGGTGCGTTGATGAACCTTTGGACCCGTTGTAAGGAAACGGGTGGTCAGCCTACGCTAGGAATCACGGGCGCTTTTGGATTTGCCGCAATTGCTACCGCTTTGGACACGTATCGCAGGGATGTATCGAATATCAAGCATGATATTCGTTGGGATGCGCTGTCGTTCAACGGAGTTGATATTTTTGCCGATCCTCTGGCTCCATCTGCACAGGCACAGAACTTCATTGCTCTTGGACCGAATGCTGGGGCATCGGGCAACACGAACTTGGTTGACGGTGTTGGATCGAACACGACCACGATTCAGTACCAGACACCTCAGTTCACGAATGCAGCGGGCGGTTCAATTAACTTCTCGCCTACCAACTCTGGTTTGCCGTCGAATGCTTTGATTCAGCCTTCGGAAGCTCTTTACTTCCTAGAGCCTGATAGCTTCAAGCTGCGTACCACGGACAGGCCTGGATGGAACTTTGGCATTCGCAGGACTCAGTTGCCTTACAATGTTAGCGTCGACGCTATCTTTATGCGTTTGGCTACTAACTTGTACAACTGCCAGCCACGGCACTCTAACTATGCGTTTGGTTTTAGCGCCTAAGCGGAGTATTAAGTCAACGATTTTGTAGCAGTTGAAGTTAAGGAGAATCTACAATGCCTTTTGTAAATGCACTACCAACATGGCTTGCGTTGAACAATGCCAACTTTACGTCTCCTACCGGGATGACTGACGCCGCAACAGGCCAGCCAGAGTACGGTGGTGGTCTGAATGTAGGCGACTACAGCGACTACACAAGCGATCAGGCTAAGACTGCATCCTATACGACTAACGGAATTCTGTATTCAGGCCGTTATCGTTTTGTGCAGGTTGACTCTGGCGCTACAGCAGCGAACGTGAAGGTGGGAACTGTCGGTTATATGAGGGCAGGATCAACCGTTAAGACGGTTGTGGTTCTCACACAGGGATCGGGACAGACACCCGGAACCTACCTGATAGGATCGACGGGTGGCGGTGGGACAGGGGCCGTAGTTCAGGTTGTTGTATCCAGCGCTACTGCCATCACAGCCACAGTTGTAAGCGGTGGTTATGGATATACCTCGCTTCCGACATTCACTCTTGCAACAGGTGGAACACCTGGAACGGTTGCTGCTCAGTTGGACTCGACTCCAAACGTGGTAACCAGTTTTGATGTAGGTGTGACAGCAAACGCCGTCGTTCGTCCAGTAGTTTTCCTGAACTCCATCACCCCAGGAAACTATGGTTTTATTCAAGAAAATGGAATTGCAACAGTCCTTGCAAATGCTGCTCTAACTTCGGCTACCGCTGGCGCATGGGTAAACGCAAAAACTAACGGAGCGGGAACCGTAGACACCACCGCAGCTAGTGGAGCTAGTGGTTCTCCTATCGGAAGCACAATTGGACAGGCCATTGATATGCCTTATGTATCAGTCTTGTTCAAGTGCTTGCTTGATAATCCAATAGTCCAAGACTAAGGGTTAGAAAAAGGGGCGGTTTAACAGCCGCCCCGAACGCTCTTGTAATAAGGAGAACCGATGCAACCTACACTGTTGAAGGGCTACCCGGACTTGATTGGAAGACGGCAGGCGTGGACTGAATATGTAAACGGTCCTGCGTCCTATGTTGCCGGGGGTGATCCTGTAATCCTTCCTTTGTATGGGATTCACATTGACGATGTTTTTGGTCCTGTCTACAGTATGAGCGGAAACTATTTAGCTACACCTATTCCTTCGGGAGTTGGTCCAAGGAATACGTGGAAATTAAAGTGGGCAGCATCATCCACTTCTTCTTCGGGTGGTTCGTCTGCTGTTACGGCTAAACTTGGTAGTGCCGCGAGCTACGCGCTGTTAGCGTACTCAGGAATTACGAATACAGGAGCTACGTTAATTACGGGTGGTAACGCTGGTTCATATCCTACCGCTACCATTACGGGATTAACGGCAACAAACTTCTCAGCCCCTGCGGCCATTGATAATGCGGATGCGCAAGCAGCCCAGACAGCATTAGCGGCGGCAATTACGTACTATCAAGGACTGACTCCTACCCTATCTGGTCTATCGAATTTGAGTACGGGTGGAAATGGCAGCACAGCGGCGACGTACACTCCTGGAAATTACTTTTCAGTAGCCGCTTCTAGTTTGACGATGCCAACGGGTATTATTCTAGACGCGCAGGGCAATCCGAATGCACAGTTTGTATTCGTTGCAGGCTCGACCATTAACTTAGCGAGTGGACAAACAGTATCATTAGTTAATGGAGCTACGGCAGCTAACGTAGTGTTTGTAGCTGGAAGTTCCTTTACTAGCGTTGCTACTTCAACAATGAATGGTAACATCCTAGCAGTAGCAAGTGTCACCTTGGGTGGAGGAATACAGAATGGTCGTGCGCTAGCAAATACTGGAGCGGTAACTATTGCGGCGGCAACTACTGTGACTGTCGTATCCTCGATTAACACATCTACAGGAGAGGTACCAGCAGGAACCAATTTATCCGCTGAAGTAATGCAAATTAGCGGATATTGTGGAGATTACTAACGAGTTTTTGATTTGTGATTCAATCAAGTTTTGGTGGTTAAGAAATAAGGAGAGACAATGCTTTTAACGCTGCTTCATGGTTATCCAGATTTAATCGGACGCAAATTTGCATGGGTAGGATACGGAAACGGTCCTACGTCCTATGTAACTACTGGCGATCCCGTGTCTCTTCCTCTTCCGTATACGTATATTGACGCGATCTTTGGGGGAACTATTACAGTAAGTGGTACGTACTATGTAACTCCTTCGATTTCACAAATAGTGACTCGCCCAGCGTGGAAACTGATATGGAACTACGCTACGGCTGGCAGTGTGGCGAGTGTCGCACAGAACGTAGCTGGTACTGGCATGACAGCAGGAACGTATACCGTAACAGCGACTACGGGAACGGCACAGATTACTGTTGTTGTGGCAACTGCTACTACATTAGGCGCAATTACGGTTATCAATCCGGGTTCTGGATATACAACAGCGCCAACATTTACGCTGACCGGAACAGGCGGAACTCCAGCTACACTGACGGCTACGCTTTCTACGATCAATGGCGCTGTACCGGCAGGAGCTAACTTGTCGGCAGAGAGTATTCAAATCGCAGGGTATGGTGTTCAGAGCTAAACGAGTTTTCACGAAGTCTTCTCCCCGGAGACACAAAGGCGGTTTAAGTGGAGTGATCTGCTAAGCCGCCTTTAATTTAGGAGAGATAATGGCAACGAAGAAGCAAAAATCGAACTGGATGGAAGACGGAGACGATGCACACTTCTCCGATAATCCTGCCGTTGACAAGAAGACGCGAAAGAAGTGGCGGGCGGAAGAAAAGAATCTCGTAGTCTCATCGGTTAAGGGCCATCCTTCGGCAAAGGCAAAGAAAAAGGGTTCTGTAAAGAAGTATGCGGTGAAAAAATAAGGAGAAACATCATGCAGCCAAAATCTACTGGACTTCACAAGGCTTTAAAAGCGAAGCACAACATCCACAAGCATTCCTCAGCCAAGAAGGAAATTGTGTTGAACAAGACGACGACACATAACCTAAAGGCGGGATTGAAGCACAAGACCAAGAAATCTAATGTGGGCAAAAAGGTTGCGGTCAAGAAGTAGGAGAGAATCGATGTCAAAGAAAACGAGCAAATTAAGCGTTAAGACAATCGCGCCATCTGCGAAGCCAGTAGGAATTTTGCACAAGCAGAGCAAGCGCAAGGGACGCAGCGTAAAGGCAATGGCCAAAAAGTCCTGCTGACGATAGCGGGACTTCTGGTTACGCGGTAGCGGTAGGAACAGGAGCAGAAATTATGAGCTTGGGGACAATGATTCAGTCACTTCTCGGAACGATACCAGGGAGTAACTACGGTCTTGTCAAAACAAGTATAAACGATGCCTTCAGAAAAATACAAGATGAAAATATGTGGTCTTTCCAACTAAAGACTGGAGGTTGGTTAACTCCAAGTTTGTTAGGTGGCCCCAACACTTCATTTCTAAGCCCCGGAACAATCACAGTAGTACCATTTACAACCACAATCACTGGCGATGCGGTTGCAACGGCTGCATGGACGACTAACGTCCCTTACCCTCCATTGTTGACTCAGCAGCAAATCAGAGTACCATATTTTGATATATACAACATCATTGCGTTAGGAAATAACGGAACTGTGGCTTCCGCTACAGTCTCTACCGCAGGCGCTTCACAAACTCCCGGCGTCTATACTGTCCCCATTCTCGATTCCGCGACGGGCGCTGGTGGAACTGTTTCTATTACTGTAGATGCTAACGGAACAGTGACAAAAACCCCGGTATTGTTGAATGCAGGAAGCAACTACACGACTCCGTACATTACGTTCTCAGCGGGTGGAAATCCTGCCACGTTCTCGGTTACTTTAATTGCGACGCTGACGATTGATAGACCTTGGACCGCCCCCCCAGCACAGTCTTCAAACTACATGATTTACCAGAGCCTGTATCCCGCTCCCGCTGGTTTTAAGAAGTGGTTTTATATAAGCGATGTGCAGAATAACTGCGGAATGGATTGGTGGACTAAGACAGAATCGGACTTGGCGAATGATGATCCTGAAAGAACGATCTTTGACCAACCTTACTACGTATGTGCTTGGGGTCCAGACAATAGGCCGGGAAGCGCAACTGCAGGTCAAATGATGTACGAACTCTGGCCCTCGCCAATTTCTGTTTTGACCTACTCGTTTGGTTGCTTGTGTAATTATCCTCCACTGGTTAATAACACAGACACAATTCCTTATCCATTAAACGATGAAATCGTTAAGTGGAGAGCAAGGGAAATACTTTGCCAATGGAAAGAAGGAATGAAGGGTGATAATTTGGAGCGCGGTTCAGGCGCTAACTGGCAGTTCTTAAGTAAGGCAGCACACGAGGAATACAAGGAATTATTGAAACAGGCAAGGATTATGGATAGCAACCTTGTGAGTTTGTATTTCACCAAGTCTCGTCAGTTACCGCCGTTTGGAGGAGAGCCTTTTTCCAGTCCTAACGGAAACACAAATATAGGTTTGTTTTAAGTAGCAGTAGGAATTGAAGGAGGCAGAGTATGCCATCGTATACGACCCCTGGACAGGCAAAACTGCTTAGGGACAACACGCAAGGGATTCTATGGGCAGGAGAGAGTGTTCCTGCGTCAACATTGAGTATTGGCTTACTTCTTGAGCGTATTAACCGTTCGTTCTATCCGTGGGGATTGTCGTTTGAGGTATCGTTCTCAGGCGCACCGGGAACGTTCGAGATAGACTTGATGGCCGCTAACACAGATACGGCAGGTAGTTATATACAGATAGGAACTATCACAACGGTAAACAGTTCTAACGTAGGACGTTGGGATATGCCAAGCAACATATGGCCTAAGTATGTTGCTGGATATATCAAGACGTTGACAAACGCAGTAAACACTACGCTCATTGTAACGAAGTAGGGAGGAATGCCTTGAAAAAGACAATCATTATTTTGATGCTTCTATTTTCGGTTAAGGCGTTCGCTCAGACGGCGGCATTGCCGGTGTATGCTTGTGTCCAGAACGGAACACAAGCCGTCACCAGCGGTCTGAAGTCAAGCAACTACCAACTTGGCGTAGTTCCCTATTGCTCTGTGAGCGTCTACTTGACAGGCACGACCACTATTGCCACTACTACTCCACAGAGTCCGTTTAGGGCGAATAAGGATGGCTCTATTCCCCCGATTTATGCGGCAGTAAACCAGGGATACGATGTGGTGTTGAGCGGAGGAATTTCGCCTAATACTTATTCATCTCCGGTACCGCTGATAGACATGTTCCCAGGATTTAGCTTTAGTGGCATCTCCAGACTCATCGCGGGAACGAATATAACGCTTTCCCCACCAGGAGGGACCGGAAACGTCACCATCAGCGCGACGGGTGGTGCGACGGAAATTGAGGTCAACGGGGTACAAGTTGACGATCCGCCAAACTTCAACGACAGCACGCCCGCGCCGGCTAGTGGGTACACCAGCATCAAGTGGCAGCAAAGCGGAAGCAGCGTCAGCGCCGCGGTAGAAATTCCGAGCGCAGCAAGTCAGATAGAAATGCAGGTGGTTCCGCCAGTTTCCGGGCAGTATGTGATTGTCTATCCGACGACTTACACAGGTAATTGGGCCGGTCAAAGCGCAGTAGGTGGCAGTTGGATTGATCCTCCGACATGTGTTGGAACTAGCATGGGAACGGAATCATGGGGAAATCCAGTTCTTCCGAGTTATGTTCTACCTTCGAACGTAACTGCTGTGTATGCGTTTGCATTAACGCGTGAATACGTAAACCCTTCAAATGGAAACTGTTTTGGGCAACCCACCACCCCTGCGCCCGCGTCTTTTTCAGTGGGCGCTAGTGGAACATCTTCTGTTTTGACACCTACCTCTACTCCAATATGGGCACCAGTTCAGAATGCGGTTCTATTACCCAGTGTAACTGGAGAAAACTTTGCTTCACAAACTTTCAGTGCAAGTTATGGGGCGTCTACCCCTATTCGTACGGGATCTAGTGGCGTCGTATCTTTGGGATGGATTGTTTATTACACGGGTTCCGCGCCCCCGGCGGACACTGACATCCAAGTTGAACTGCCTCTTTACTATAATTCTGTGGACAATTCTCTAAGTATAAGTCCGCTATCTGAGTTTCCTGGATCGGCTTTGGTCCCTACCACGGTTGCAAATCTTCCGTGGGCTGCGGCCTCAAACGGATGGGTTGTGCCGGTTACGGATGCCTTAACCTCGACATCGTGCGCCATAGGTGGAGGATTCAACTACGTTCAGTGCAAGAGCGACGGCTCTAACTGGTACCCGCTGCCTAGCTCCCCTGTAGCTTTCGCCCTTACCACGACTGGCACGAGCGGCGTGGCAACATATCAATCTGGAACTCTAAATATCCCGCAGTATACCAGCTCAACGGTTGCCACATTTGCAACCGGAACGTCCCCTATGGGAATCACAGTGGATAGCTCAGGAAATATATGGGTCGCCAACAATGCAAGTAGTACCGTCAGAGAATTTACAGGTGGTGGAGCATTTATTCGAGATGTGAGTGTTGGGGAGCCGAACAGTCTGGCTCCCGATTCATCCGGTAATGTGTGGGTGGTCAATGGCAGCTATTCCAACTCTGTTAGTAAAATATCAAGCACAGGCTCCGTTTCCAGTACGTATGGGACGGGAGATAGCACGTCCGGTATAGCGCTCGACTCTTCGGGAAACATCTTTGTTGCAAATGACTATGCACAGACGATTATCAAAAGATCGCCCGCCTGGGCTGACCTTGGAGATTTTTCTATTCCGTGCCAAAATGAAGCGGTGGCTATTGATGCAACCGGAAACGCATGGACACGTTGCCGCAACGGTGTC